TTGATAGGGAGAGCCGCCAAACTATTAAACACATCAGCCAATTTACTACCCACCACCCTAAAATCGGCGAGGTCCTCAATATCGCCATACCTATTATTAATGAACAGCTGTCGATCCATAACTGCCTTACTGAGGAAGGTAAGACTATCCATACAGAGCCAGTCATAGTTGTTAAAGAAGCCCTTATCCACCTTCTCATTGACATCCTCCACCCATCTCATGTAGATAGTTGGCTCTTTCTTCTTCCCTCTAGAAGGCATATCGCTAATCGACTTCTTGTTGAAGCCCTTCAGAGTTGCATCCATCTCCAGGAAATCAGGATAGAACTCATCGTAGTCAATGTCGCATCCCTTGAGAGTGCTCATACAGTTGGGATCGAAGATATAACCGTACTTACGGCCTGGCAAGGTCCATATCTGCGTTGTCTTTCCAGACCCTGTCTTGCCGACAACCAGTATGCGTCTCCTGGCACTCACTTCCGCGTCTTTGGCGTTGGGCATTAGCTTCTTCCCTTAAGTATCTGAGGTATTTGCGTCTTTGTTTGTAGCGCTTCTCATAGGCTCGCTCTGTAGCCTTGTAGCGGGGCCGCCTAAGTTTAGCGAGCTCCTTGTCACGCTCAGTGCGGACCCGCTTAGGCATCATTCTTGGCCCTCCATCTTTGTGATAGCCCTAACTGCCCAATGACAGCTTTCCTGCAGATGAGTTTTGGTGACAGACAGATCGCGGCTATTGCCATACTTATCTCGCATAAGCCTCAATCGCTCCCACACTATTTCATAAACCATCTTAGTCCCATCCATATCCTCCTTCTGCTCATCAGTCAATGTGCCATAGTTACGGCGGAATGGATCACCCTCGACTGGCGGTTCCTTATTTTGATCTGCCATTACTAAATCCTCACCTTTGGATAGACTGGAGTACAGGGGTTCTCAGTGTATCGTCCACATGCAGCACACAGCCTCTTAGTGCTTAGCTGCTGAGAACCTTCGCCAGGTTTGGGATATGTGTTAGGGGGCTCCATTCTTCCTCCTTAAAGCCCTGAGGTATATCACGGCCCATAGGATTAGGCCACGCCTTACACAGGCCCATGTAAGGACACATCCTATGGAAGTCCCAACATGAATTAGTGTTCTTTGGGAAAGCTTGCATATACTTGTCATCTGGTTTGGTCCCTTCCAGATGCTTCTTTTCCTGCTCTATGATGTTGACCCACCATAGAACCTCCCACAGCCAATTATCTAGATGTTCCAGCCTCCTTTCAATAGGGATAAACATGAAGCCCTCTTCCTGCTTATGGACTAGGGCTGCATCAACCCACACTCCTCCAACCTCGCCAGGATGCATCATATGCAGGGCATATAGGTAGCCATCAACCTGGCTATTGGGGCTAAAACTGTCGGTGAACTCGCCTCTAAAGGGGCCATTCTTCCTATAGGCCGTAGTGGTCTTGTGCTCAATCCCAAGGATTTTCCCTCGCCTCTTAACTATCTTATCAATCTTGCCAACATAAAATAGGGTCGGATCATCAGGCGTCAGTGGTACTGCAAAGGCCTGCTCAACAGATACTAACTCAAATTGCTCCCCTATCTTAAGGCGATAGTCAACATAAGCAACTATCATCTCCATAGCCTGACCTGGCGTCCGTGGAGCCATCTCAGCGTACATCTCCTGATCAATCTCATCAGGTGGCGGCATTCCATAGTCCATCCACTTATCAGTGAATGCTGCAATGGCATCAGTTACGATCCGCTGCTTGGTAGGGCGTAGTGACTCAGGTTTGACCAAGGCTGCCCAAATCACATCCATAGCAGCGTGCCACGACCCTCCGAATATGAGGGGCAATTCAATACCAGTGGTCTTCCATTTCCTAATATGGCGATAGTAATAGAGCCTAAGGCACCTCCTGGCAGTTGAGGTCTCAGTGTTGTCATAGAGCCTAAGCTTATCTATCTGCATTCATGCCTCCTATGGGTGGGGAGTGAACTGTCTGATCATACCTAGTGCTCTTGCTCAGAGTGACAGCCCACTCCCCTACGGTTGCTTCGAGGAACGATTACTTCATACGCCCACCTCCTTTCTTAGTTTCCTTCCTTACCTTCCCCTTCACGAGGGGAACTTGATGGTTAGGATTGACTACAGGCCACCAGCAGATGATCTCTCCATCCCTATTCATCACTCCAGCCTTACGGCCAAAGTCAAGAATAGCAATTCTATATTCGGGAATAATGTCTTCCCCTGGTAGCCCTAAGGTCATTGCCCTATAACTCCTGCTGCAATGAGAGCGACTGTCACAACTCCCATGAAGCCTATCGCCACCATTCCCTTAGCCACGTCGGTAGATGTGACAGCTTCAGCTCGCTCTTTGGCTCTAGTCTTGGCCTGTTCCCAGACCTTTCGGAGGACCCTTGGGCTGTCCACTTCGGGACCCCGAAATGTTTCTCTCGAGTATTCAGACACTACCTCGAGAGCCTCCTCAAACGAGCTGACAGCCCTGATGCCCACATTAGGCATCACGACTATGAAGCCCCCTTGCCCACACTGCATAATAGTAGGAGTAACGACCGCCGTCACCCCTACCACTAAATCCTTCATAGCTGGCTTGTTGACCATCTCAACATGCTCTTCATCGGACATAGCCATCTCCTTTAAGGGGTGCCAGGGAGACCGGGGGGATAGGGGGGTGGTCTCCCTGGCTTATCGACCTTATGAGCGGTAAGGCCGATTACGCTGCGCGAGCCTTCAGCTCCTTAATGAAGGCAGCACGCTGTTCCGCAGACATCTTGCCCAGTGCATCCCGAGCCGCATCCTCAGGAGTCTTGGCAGGCCGACGCTGGCCAGGCTTCCACTCGAGCGCCAACTGCTGGATTTCCTCCTGAGGCTTGTTGGCATCAAGCTGGAGACGTAGGAAAGCTTGGATGGCAATAATGAGAGACTGGCGAGCCCGCGTGTAGACTGCATCATCGCCAAACTGAGTCTTCAGCTCATCGAGGTTGTCCCCGATAGGCACCTTAACGGTGACTGCAGCTCCAGTAGTAGGACGTTCAGCGGTAATCTCAAGCTCTTGCATACTAACCTCTTCACGGTTGGAATATCCCCCCTGACCTCTACAATATGTCATAAAAGGGGATAGAGGTCAACAACATTTTTCTCTCCAAGCATGAGACGTTGCATTTTGGCAACACCATCTAACCTCCACTCTCAGCTTTCCATATCCTAGCTATACCATCGTAGATAGCATTTGATATAGCCGTAGCGAATGACTTACGATAGTAGTCGTCCCTCTTCTTTATGTTATCCGCTCCAATTGCAGTTATCAAATAAGCAAGTATATCCAAGGCTGTTTCTGTGCTGTTAGCATGCTGTTGCAGCAACTCACCCATTTCCTTGACTGCAACAGCGAATTGCTTATCTTCCGCAATGATAGCCTGGATCAAGACTAAGCCTTCATCCTTGGGCTCATAGTCCTGTAGCCTCGTCCATTTCTTGTTACTGCTTGTCATTGAACATCTCCTCAAGTTCCTCACGAGTTGCCACTAGCTTACCACCAGCTAGTATAAAGGTTTCCCTATCGATCTCATGGAGACTGTCTTCCACCATAGTGATATACTCAGCCTTTATAGACATAAAGCCAAAGGGCTGGGTATTCCTCACCATGCGTCGAGGATCCTCCCGCAGATCAACTACACCATGCACAGTGTTGCGATCCATCTGACCTAGTGGATAGTACATGATGCAGTTGTTGCCTACTGTGTGGAGGTCACCATATAGGGATCGGGCTGGCTCATTGCCGGCTGTGTCGCTAGGAAGGTCCCAATCCTGACCAAGGATCCTAAGGACACAGCCTGTCTTGATGATGGTCATAGTCATCTGTTGATCTCCCTTATGAGTTGGATGACTTTGTCTAACACAGCCGTCACTACAGCAGGGCTGTGGCCTCCCTGCTGTAGCTCCTTTGAAAGGGCCTCAAGGGCCCTATCAATATGCAGTTTTGATGCCTTAGGGGGCATTAGGGTCTATCAAGTCAGCTAATTCGTTGAAAGACTTACCATTGTCGTTTAGTTCTGCAAACAACATCACTTGCTCACGGTCCATATCTAATTCAATTATAGGAAGATCATAGATCAATGTGCTACTGTGACATGTCCTCTCTATAGGCACATCCTTAAAGACAATGAAGGCCTCCCAGACGCAGGCCATTCTCTTGATCTCCAAGTTATTAGGAGACATGACATAGCCAGGTTTAAGCCAGCCTCGGCCCGTGCACTGCTTCAAGTCCGCAGGGTTGCGCCTAAGCCAATCGGCAAACTCACGCCTCAGTTTGTACTGGGGATTTTCCTGTAGCATCGCTCTTCTCCATTTGGTCGAGCAACTCACGTGCCTTTGCGAGGCGGTTACGGTGGTACTCATTGCGGCAAATTAGGCCGCAATAGCGTTGCCATTTCTTCCTTGGTTGGAAGGTCCGGCTGCAGACGGGACAGTCGCGTGGAGTGGGTTTCATATGCGTATAATGCATGGCTATGCATGTTAGCGCAAGGCCCCATACCACCGTGGCGCCTATGCTCTGCGATGCATAACCACGCATCCTATGCTAGTTCTGCTTAACAATGCGGAAGGGAAGGTCCCTTAGAACATCCCCCACCTCCCAGCCATTTCGGAGTTTTGCTAACTCCGCCATAGCTAGAATGGCGTTGAGTTCGCCCTCGCAAGTGCGTTGGTTGACTGTGCGCCAACCCTTAGCATCCTTCACTTGGAGGACTAACTTCATTCCTTTTTGCCCTCTTCAGGCTTAGGTGCCTCGTTCACTGGCTCAAGTCTGACATCATCAATGCTAGGTGTGCCAAACTCAGTAACATCATCCTCGAGGCAGCCTCTGACCCAGTCAGCTACCTGATCCTTATCCTCAACATCGATCTCAGCGTCATGCAGTTCGTCCGCATGTTCATCTGTGTCCATGTCGTACTCGAGTGACAAAGCTACATTCATCTTATACTTAGCCATAGTTTGGGATACTCCCCTTGACTACCCTCTGCCCGTTAAAAGGGCAGGCAGACCACAGAGGGCCACGGCCTGCCTGCCCCAGAACCTGACCGGCAACCTGCGGGGTTGGAACCGGCCAGGGAGCCCAACCCTAGGTGGAAAAGGCCGGGCTGTTCGCTTTGCGCCACTGACTGATGTAGGATTCAATCCAGGTGCGCTGTTCCACTGTTAGATCAGAGCGCGCCAAAATATCCTCAGCGCTCTGATCTTTGAAGCCCTCAGTCTTGGCCCATGCATTGAAGTAAATGACCAGGGCCGCCTCAGATTGGGAAGGAGGCATCCCTAGGCAGGTTTGTATGGTCTCTTCGATGAGGCCCTCCAAGTAGATTATATCCACCCTTCCAAGGGCCGATGCAAGGGCTACAAAACGAGGCTCATTTGTTGGATGGAAGTCATCCTCAACTATATCTCCTATGATGTGAGCAGAGCTAAACTTGATCTGCTTAATTGCATCGTAGAGCTTAAACAGATGGTACAGGCTGACGAACTTTGAGTGCATCTTCTTTCTCCACCTTTAGTTCGATCATGATTGCAAACTTCTCCTTCAGTTCCCCAAGTGAGGAACCTTGGGAGGTTTGCATCCGCAGGACATTGCCGTAGTTCTTGCCCACTATCTGATCCACTACCACCTTGCCTTTGTGGTTGAGGTGATAATGGACAGATACAGGCGTATCTCCCACTCTGCTTAGGTATGTTGACATATTTTAGTTAGATTCCTTTGTCAGGAAGTACGCTGAGGCCACGACCCCCTCAACACAGCAGCAACCTCCAAGCCAGTCATGTTGTGCATCTCCAGTAGGAAGTTACAGCCTGTTTCCTTAATATTAGTTATATGCCCACACTTATAGCATGAGCCCAGCGCATGAAAGTGGTTAGGAGTCTCCATAGTCAACCGCTGGCCACAGTTTGAGCAAGTGAACTTCTGGTAGCATAATCGCCCAAGGCTGGCGTGCTTTGCGACCTGCTCAATTATAAGGTCCCAAGGGTGATCTTTAGGGGGCCCTTCGGGAGCGCCTATGATCAGGACATTCTCTTCCTTATCTTGTGCCATAGTTCCACCTATTTGTGAGGGCGCGGGGTAAGTCTGCACCGGCTCCCGCTTCCACCGTCGCTGTGACGGACCTCCGCACCACTCTACCACGTGCACGCAGAAGGCAGGTGCCGCCTCTCGCGAGAACTATCCTCGTAACTCCATGCCGCTTGCGCGGCTTAGCTGCACAGAAACGCAAATGGGCACCCTGAGGTGCCCATCCGCGTCAGTTCAATCGAGCCTTCTGATTGAGGCGGTAGCGCTTGGATGCCGCGGCCCGACATAGGCGGCACTCAAGTTTGCCATTGCTTCGCCGATAGGCATTGCGGCCTTCGACCCTATGTCCATGGCGACATAGGCGGCCTCGAACCCCTACGGACCCGAGGTTAGCTATGAACTCCATGTCCTCTAGGGAGGCCCCGACATGGAACTCGGGATGGGGTGATGGCTCTGGGGATGGGAGAAGCCATCGCTTTAGGCTGTCAGTGAGCATGAGTGCCGCCCTCCTTTACGCGGCCTTCCTGAGGCGTCTGAAGGGCAAACTTCTCTATGCGTTCTGCACAGGCTGCCAGATCATCATAGCCCCGAGCTATGTGATCGATGCTACGTTTGGCGAACCGCTCCTCGAGTGTGCCGCTTAAAGCGCGCATCTCGATGGCTTTTTGGCGATAGTAACAGGATGCTCTCATCTGTCCCTCCTTGCTTTGAGGAGCAACGTGTCCGAGATTGGGGGTTTGGCTCTACGCCCCGGCGAGCCTCAGAGTTGACCCTTAGCAGCAGTGAGAGTCTTTAGGATCTCCGCGCATAGTTGGCGATCCTTGTCAGTTGACTCTCGCCCACTGTATTCCATCTTGTAAACTGCCTCGATCTCATCCTTGAGCCAGTCAAGTTGATCGGGGGTAAGGGTGATGATAAACAGCATAGTCCACCTATGCGCCAAAGGAAGAGCGGGAGCCCACATTAGGCGCAGTCCTCCCCTTTAACCCGCCATTATACCATGCCGGGGTTGTAGGAACAAGCGGTTTTTTTCCTGGTTTCCAACATTGCTTGGATTTGTAGGCGGACCTCGTTCTTCATCACTATGCGTTTCAAAGCCTTGTAGCGCTTGATGAGGTCGAGTAGCCCCTCAGGTGCTCGGCCATGGTAGACTTGGACGTAGTGACCGCGGCGCTCGGAGCCAGTACAGTTGGCCATCAAGGGACCGCCTGTACGCTGGTGGTAGTGCCATCCACTGCAGTATGGGCATGGCCCACAGATATTGTCACCTTTCTCATTGATGCCCCAGGCATCGATAGTTGGTGTATCATCCATCTTTGTTGCTCCCTATTAGTGCGATACCATTGTAGCCTGGTCCTGAGCTTCTTCGCAGTTTGGTTATTTTAAGTGCATCACTGCGCATGTCTATGTACTGACCAAACACATTCTTAGCACATCCAAGCACCTCCGCTGTTGCTGCCCATCGTCTCCAGCTGGTATATAAGTCACTGGTCTTAGTCCATACATCAGCCCTGAATTCACAGCACTCATCCATCCATGATGCTATATGATCTTCCTCATGCAGGTATTTGTCAGTTGCTGCTATAACTGATTGAGGTGGAGATAGGCCAATGCGCTGCCACTCAACACAACCTTGGATCATCCAATGCAGGATGCCAGGTGCCTCCTTCTCAAGGAGGTCTCCAAGCTGCCTGTTCATACGTTCTTTGGGCACTTGAGATGTAAAGGGGATTAGATGGAAGCGGCGTCGGATGGCATCATCTACATTAGATAGGGAGGGTTTGTGGTTTCCTATGATGAAGATCTTCATTTGCGGAGTATACTCGAAATCATTTTGTCGCATGAGACGAGCAGTGATACGGTCCTGACCAGTAAGTCGCTTAATTCTTGACTCGTTCCACCTTCCTCCGGCTTCAGTTTCCTGAGCAGTGACAAAGCGCGCGTTTGCGAGTCTTGCGATGTCTTGAGTATGTCTGTCAAAGCTGCTTGAACTGAACGTGCCTTCAGAGGTGTCGTACCTATATTCTCCCATAGCATATGAGATAGCGTTAGTAATGACGCTTTTTCCTGTACCCGTAGGACCATGACAGAAAAAGAGGGTTTGTTCGCTTGTATCTCCTGTGAGGCAATATCCAAAGACGCGTTGAATGTAGCTAATAAGAGCTTCATCCGAGTTACAAGCTTCATTGAGAAATCTATCCCAGTGCGGCGTGGGAATAAGTGCCGGCGATACTTTGGCCATTTTTGTGATGTAGTCCGTTTGTTGAGGAGCATGCATTTCCCCTGTGCGAAGGTTGATAGTGCCTGCTGGACAGTTGAGGAGCATCTTTGCATTAGAGCCATCCCACTGGTCAGGACGGACCGTGATAGACTTATCATCGCAGGCCATCTTGAAAACGCTATCGCGTTTCCTTGTTGACTTGAGTGGACGGACAGCAGTCATAGCCTTGCCTTTGGCCTCTTGGCGCCTTTCAGCACGAGCCTTCGGTCCCTCATCTATGTCATCATCAGGATCGAAGTTTTTCTTGTATACTTTATTGTATATCCTAGTGGCTATCTTCCTTATCATAACACGGCATAGGAATAATGTGAGGTTAGTGTTGTCATAGCGCCACCTTGAGCCATCCCATATATGCCATGTTCTAACTTCAGGAGTGTATCTTATCTTATCCATGTGCTCAGCTACAAATTGGATAGCCAGATTGTCATCAGATATATCCTTTACAACTTGTTCATCATCTTCTTCAGGTACAAGGCGCGTTACATTAGAAGCTGGCTCAGTTGTCATCCCTCAACCCCATTGAATGCGTAAGTGTGCTGTATCATGTATTTTATCTGCAGGTGCACCCCATGTCAATATGTACAGGGAAACCTTATGTTTCGACCAGCACACTTTTGCATTCGAGCACATAGTGAGGCTTATTCATAATGTATAAACCCCACTATGGCGGCACGCCACGAATTGCTTGACAGTGTGAGTGATGTGGTGTAGCCATGCCACATGAGACCAAATATCCCTGTTGAGTCCAAAGCTAAGGTAGATCGACCACAACCTACCATTGCCGACGTGCGCCTGGGGATGTCAGATGAAGTGAGGTTGCAGTGGCTGAAGCTCAAAGCGGCGATAGCGGGGGAGTTACCCGGCCAGCAATCTTCAAAATAGATCCCCTTGATAATGTGCTTGTGGGATCGCGGCTTATTTGCGCGTACCTCAAGATTAAGTCCATAGTTACGTTGTATCGCCTCGTGGAGTTGTATGGTCTGCCAGCTGTCAAGAGGCCTGATGGTCAGTGGATGACTACAGTTACTGCTGTTGATGAGTGGCTATTTATGGCTGCCGAGGTCGATGCAAAGAACAGGACACATCTGCGAGGAAGTAATGAGCGACTCGAAACAGCACTCGAACGGATCAAGCGTCGACTTGAAGATTACGGACCTGGCAAGCACGGACGTCGAACCGAAGGCTCGTAGTGAGAGGCAAGCGCCAGTAGGCGCTAAGCCTGCCTTTAATGCTAATGATATACGAGATCAGTTGCGGTCTTATGATCGCACTCCATTCCTTGATGTGCTAGCTGATTGGCTGATGTGTGCTCCGAGTGTCGATGCCATAGTTGCATTGGCTGAGAAGAGTCCTGACAAATATATAGTTGCAGTTAGCAGCCTGAGCAAAGTGGCTGGCTTCAGTGAGCGGAGGGAGCTGTCAGTCGATATGCATGTCACGCTTAAGAAGTTGAGTGATAGTCAGCTTGAGGATAGGCTGAATGTGTTGGCTGATAAGTTGGGTATAAATCTAAATGAAATGAAGGAAGTCAAGTTGATTGAAAGTGATGTGCCCAGCCAAGAATAGCCTTATTTAATATAAAGCAAATCTGATCGTACGATCCGTAGGCAAATGAACGGAGACTAATTAGATCACGGCATTGTGATCTATGTCGCCACAATTTGGCCATGTTTATGTGCTATGATGCATAATCGAGATGGGTCGATCCCATCTCGGTTTGAACCGGAGGTGGATAAAAACGCGATGACACAACGCAAATGCTACGTGATTTCTGTGCAACATGATGCCTACAAACTACATGTAGACGATCGTCCACCTACAATAACGGTTGGCCAGCTTGTTGCCAAACTACAACAGTTGGACCAATCCGCCCGTGTCCTAATTGACATACCTCGTGGCAAAGGGGGCACAGGTATTATTTCACCTACTGACCCATACGTAATTACGTAAGACAATTGAAGGGCTGATTGAAAGTGATGTGCAAGGCCAAGAATAGTGATTGAAAAATCGGGTGTAGCCCTATTAAATATAAAGTGATTTGGAGGTTGAGACCCAAACTACGGCAGTGACAAAAAAGACGCATGTGGCCAAAAAGAAACGGGGCCCCGAAGGGCCCCGTCTCCCGACCCCAGGCGACTAGGTGTTGTCGCCCGGCTCATCCTGTTGCTCTTGTGTCACTACCCCGTGAAAGATCTCCCTGGCCTTCTCCTCAGTGATGCCGAATTGGCGCGCCAGTGTCCTAAATGCTGCACCTACTGGATCGCCACTACGACGCACACCTTGAACGATGTCTTGGAGTACGTCGACTGAGGACAAGGTTTGCGGATTTAGCATATCCTCGGGAGATGTGGCCCGAAGGACACGCTGTGTCCAAACCTTCACGTGGTAGAGAGACAACAGGATGAGTTGCTCTCTGGTCACACCACTAAAGTCGTAGTCCACAACCTTCTCGTACCGAGGTCCGTTCTTGTGGCGGCGAAGTGCAAAAACGGCACGCACCTTGTCGCCACGAACCTCCTCGGCAGTGGAGAAATTTTCGCCCTCGGGGATGAGGCGCAGTAGTGGCTTGGCGGCCACACTGTTGTCCTCGAGTGACGGGTTGCTCGACTGCAGCAGTGTTGTATTTTGGTCAGTCATAGTCCACCTATTTCAAAGAGCACACATGCAGCGGGATTGCTACACATGAACCGAAGGACCGCGGCGCAGCCGCCGCCTTTCGATTGTCCCCATACTACCACACAATTGTGGCGGAATTATGGCGAAATAGGAGGTCGCTGATCACTTTATTGTGATCTCGCACTAGCGTAATGAGCAGTGCTTATTGAACGCTCACTATAGTGCAGTGCCAACTGTTCCCGTATTGTTCCCCTCGCAGTGCACCACGCGCTGCCTACCGAAGGCGAGTGACAACTATGCTACAAGTGACGCAGATGTCACTGCTTATGAATGATGTTCAACAGACACATAGTGACCATAATGTCACTAGGGTAGTAGGGTGGAGCCCCGTAGGGCGGGGACTCTAGGCCATGCATACTGCCGCGCGTTTATCAGAATTTGAACTTCATAGCACGAACGTCTCATCCTCGCAATGGGCACAAAAATAGTGAGGGTTATTCATGGGGAATAAGCCTCACTATACCGCCGTCACCGAGCGCGGCGCTTCCTAGTCCTAGGCGGCTTGTTCAGCGCCACATCTGCAGCTCCCAGGCTGAATGGGCCATCCCTTGGAGGTGTGGCCCCCAAGGTATCACTGAATGGCCTGACCCTGTTATTTCTTGCGCGCGGCATGAGGCTTGTATGGCGGGCTATACTTGCCCACGGGTTTCTCGTCTCGTTCGGCTGCAGCACTTGGCCTATCCCGTTCAGCTGTGGCCTCGTCTCCTGCGCTTTTTCCTTTGTCGGTTGCAACTTCATACTTCATCTCCTTGGCTGGCTCTGGCTCGGCTTTAGCTGGCGAAGTCCCGGCCCCGGCCATAGGCTCCGGTGTCAGACACTTCAACATCTTAGCTCCCCCCTCCAACCTGACCCATCCCCAAGCCTTGTAGCCAGGCGGAACCTCTGTTTCGCTGGGCACATAGGCATTGCCTTCACTGTCCCTATAAAACCCAGCTGCCTTGTCAAACTTAAGTGTCATGCTTACCTCCTGGTTCAATGCGCGCCTTGCGCGCTTGCCCACATTGTGTCATAACAGCCCTGCAGTTGTCCACCGCTGGCACAGCCAGGCAAGCCACTGCGAAAGCAGCGTGGACTATGGGCGGAAGCCCAAGAACCTGCGGCAGGTGTCCTAAAAACAACCACGACACCAACACACACATACTCCGGGCGCTTCTCACACTGGGAGGTGCCCGTCGTATTTTAGACATAGAGAAAGGGCCGCCCCTAGACTGGCTAGGAACGGCCCCTCGCAGGCTGGCGGCTAAGGGAGGCGCGCCGCCAGGGTATCTAGGCGCCTCAAGGGACCACAACGCCTAGAGATAGATTAGTGCAACTGCCGCGCCTACGCACATAACCGCATACATGTGTAGGAGGGCAAATACGGCAGTTGCATCCAAGGGGAAGTCGGAGTCCCCTGGACTTAGTTCAACATTACCGATAGCCCTGCTCGTGCGACAGTATTGTTGTCGTCCCCACCTGTCGCTGTAAAGACTCCATCGTGCTCGAAGCGAAGGACCTCGAACCTCGCGCTTGCCCTCTTCGATAGGGCATATTCGATGCCACCTCCCCACACAGGACCTCCCCTGTCTGCCCGTCGACCATAGCCTCCAGTGGCATATAGGAAGATTTGAGTGGTGAGATAAAGCCCAGCCCGACCGCGGGCCGATGCTAAATAATCACCAAGGTCGAAGGTGCCAAGGTCTCGGAGGCCATAGTCGACCTCTACACCAGCGCCAAAGACTGAGTTGGGTCGCCATAGGTAACCCCCATACAGCCCTGCCGTGATAGTATTGTCGGACCCGCAAGGAAAACCCACAACACCCTTGACCTCAATCTGAGTGCATTCTTCACCCCAGCTATAGCCGCCAAAGGCACCTACGTACCAGTTGTGAACCTTAAACTCCCCCAGCTTTGGATCGTCCTCGACGAAAGAAGGAGGTGGGGCCTGCCTCTGGTATGGGCCGGGCCACTTCGGCTTCCCCCCAAGGTCCGCCGCTCCAGTTGATGTTGCGCAGAGCGCCAGAACTGCTAATGAGACTGCTAACCTCTTCATGACCTGCCTCTCTGATCTCGACCCCCGCCTCCGTTAGAAGCTCCCGGGTCAGCTTGATGCTATCCCTCCACCTATCGATGTATATAGCGGGGGCAATCACCTTGCCTATGTTCGCCTGTATAACATGAACTGCACATCGATGGCAAGGCAACATGGGCCACACATACATAGTGTAACCTTCAGCCACCTCCTTCAAGAATAGGAGGGCATTCATTTCCGAGTGGATGACCCTTTCATACTTCTTGTCTCGGTCTCGCAGAAGTCCCGGCTCATCCCGCAGGCCGCGAGGGAAACCATTAAAGCCAAGACTAGCAATAGTCTTGTCTGGGCGGACGATAACACTACCACACTTAGTACTCTCATCTTTGCTCCAGTTCGATATGTAGGCCGCGAGCCCCAGGAACCTTATGTCCCAACTACTAAGCGGCACATGCTCCGTTTGAACAGTCACTGATTGCCTCCAAGATCCCTTGGCGCTTCCCACCATCCTGGAAGGTCGCGCATCCTTTACAACCTGAACTCCAAGCATTGAAATATACCTGCTTGAAGTCCTCCCACGGCATATTGCTTGGAACATTGCAGGTCTTCGATACAGATGAGTCAATATGCTTCTGGACTGCTGCCAACATAGCGATATGTTCACTGGCAGAGACTTGATCCGCTGTCTTGGCTCGGATGCCCCACTCCCTAAAGGCATAGTCCTCAACCTCAAACTGCTCAGGACCATCAGGCATCTGGACAATGCGCCTAGTGATATGGCTGAAGACTGGCTCAATACCACTGCTAACATTGTCCATACAGAAGCTGATAGTGCCGGTTGGAGCTATGCTCGTCAAATGGCTATTGCGGACTCCATAAGCTGAAATCACGCTCCTAACACTGGACGACAGGCTTTTGATGAAGGGCATCCGGAGGTAGTCATTCGTGAAGTAAGGGAAAGCTCCCTTCTCCTTGGCCAGCTGTGCACTGGACAAATAGCAGGCATTCTTGATAGCATCGTGTATGAACTCTGTACTTGTGATGGCCATTGGACTACCGTACTCATATCCGAGGGCAGCTAAGACGTTTGCTAGGCCCATAGTACCTATGCCCATGCGTCTGGTATTCATAGCAGATCGTCGCTGTTCTGGCAGTGGATAGTTGGCTACATCCACTACATTGTCCATTGCCCTAATAATGTGGGGAATGTCAGCGATCATCTGGGTAGTATTGAACATAAATCTATCAACTGATGGCCCAGGAACAGGCTTAATGTACTTGGTGAGGTTCAGGGAGCCAAGGAGACAGGCTCCAAAAGGCGGAAGTGGCTGCTCACTACATGGATTTGTGGCAGCTATAATCTCACAATACTTGAGATTATTCCAGTGATTGATGCGATCTATGAAGATAACACCTGGTTCTGCCCAATCCCAAGTGGATCGCATTATAGCTTCCCACATGGTCCTGGCATCTACCTCACGATAAACCTTGCCATTGAAGCGCAAAGCGAACATTCCACCTGATTTAACTGCCTCCATGAACTCGTCAGTCACTGCTATTGATAGGTTAAACGTCGTCAGCCTGTCATTATTCTGCTTGGCATAGATGAATTCCATAATATCTGGATGGTCAACCCTTAACATTGCCATCTGAGCAGCGCGTCTTTCACCAGTAGATGCCGTGCAGGAGCCCACTGCCCCAAAGACTTCCATGAACTTGCATGGTCCAGTGGAATGGCTATTGAGTTTTCGTATTAGATCGCCTCGAGGTCGAAGGGTGGAGAAATCATAACCTATACCTCCCCCCATTCTGAGAGTCGCAGCGGCCTCCTTTGCTCGCTGCATGATGCTTCCTTCATCATCTACAAAGCTATCGGCTATGGGTCCTGACACAAAACAGTTGTAGGGCGTTGTACACTTGGTTGTGCCAATAGTCGATAGGACACGTCCTCCTGGAACAAATCGACTATCAAGCAAGATTTCTCGAAATTCATGATAGTGCGCGTCACTATCATTGAGGGCTGCAGCTATTCTATTGCATACATCGCGATAGGACTCCCCCGGTTGGCAGTACTTCTGACGAAAGGTTGCGATCGCCGGAGCAGTTTGCGGCCCGATACTGGTCATGAGACCCCCAGTTCCTATTGATGTGACAATTATACGACAGGAAGGGTTGCCTAACAAGCACAATTATGCGATAAAGCCATACTGCGGGCGTGTTTTTTACCTGGTGTTGCAAGAAGGCTACAATAGATGCCAACGCTGGCTAACGTCGTACATCAGGTAACCAACTCCACTGGCACTGGAGTTATTGCTTTATCTCCTGTTAATGGCCGAAAGCAGTTTGTGCAGGCCTGGGGAGTGGGAGGAAGCGCCCTTTTTTGGTACTACATCCTCCATCGAGGCAGTTCTCAGTGGGAATTAGGGGTTGGCCACATGGACAACCCTACAACTTTGGTTAGAGATGCTGTTCTTGAGAACAGTCTAGGTGATCTTAGCTTCATTGACTTCACTCCAGGGACCAAAGATGTCACCAGCGACCTTCCATCAGCCGAAATACTGCATGGCGAGAACTGCATAACGACCTTTGAGTTGGCTGATAACGCAGTTGAGACACCAAATGTGCTGAATAAGGCCATAACTTTGGCCAAAATGGCAGATTTGCCTCCTGATAGCCTAATTGGACGAGATACTGGCGTTGGATCGCCAGTAGTTATCATTCCTGACCCTGCCACACTCGAGTTTACTGGCGCAGATGTGCTCCGAAGGGGCCCTATAACGAGTGATGTGAGTGTTCCGGCCGGTTCTGGCGTTGCAACTATCCAACCCAATGTAGTTAGCAACACAAAATTGGCTGATATGGTCGAGCTGACCCTCAAAGGTCGAGCTGAGGGTGCTGGAACTGGTGATCCAACTGATTTAACAGGCGCGCAGGCCAGCGCTATCATCAAAAACCTGTTCCGCAACTCACTAATATTGGCTAGCACTCCCGTAACACTGACAGCTGCCGATAGTGGAAGAGAAATAATCAACTTTAACGCAAATCGCACTGTTAATCTGCCGGCTCCAGCTGATGGATTGAAGTATGCCTTCTATACCCTCGATGGAGGCAGTGGTGGGCAGCTTACAGTAGCGACAACTGGAGGGAATATTATCTTTGCTGACAATACTGTCGGCAGTGTAGTTATGCCGTCGAATACTAGGATGATACTGTATTGTGATAGTAGTAATTGGATAGCCTTTGCAGCTGATATGCGCTCGGATATCTCTACAATTCGCCTAGTTGATGATGCAGTCACCTTTGCAAAGATGCAGAACATTGCGACTGATAGGTTGCTTGGCCGCGACACTGCAGCCAGTGGAAACATTGAGGAGATAGCCCTAAACTCGACCCTCGAGTTCGATGGATCACTGAATCTAAGGCGCGCAGCCCTAAGTGGCGCTGCAGTGGCATCAGCTGGCTCCAATGTCACAACTGCGGTTCATCAAGTAGTTGTAATCATTGGCGATGGAGTTAACATTATCACTACAGGCGTCAAGGGCTACCTTCCCCTAACATTCCCTGGCACTTTCACTGAGTGGCATCTCGTAGCTGACGTATCTGGCAGTATCGTCATCGATGTGTGGAAGGACACTTATGCCAACTATCCACCCACTGTGGCTGACACTATCGCGGGATCGGAGAAACCGACGCTTTCGAGCGTTATTAAGAACCAAGATTTGTCCCTTGGGACTTGGACTACTGGCTTTAGTGCTGGTGATGTCTTGGGGTTTAACGTGGATAGTGTTGCAACTGTTAAGCAAGTGACCCTGATCCTCAAGTTCACGAAAACCGGATGAGATTACCAACCTTAGAATGGATTGCCAAGGTAAAGCGGCTCGGCAGGATTGTCGAGAAGCGTCGCTATGTCATTGCAGGGATGGTTGTTGTTCTTGTATCAACTTGGTGCCTCACTGTAGATGGCGATGTGCAGGTAAGGCGGCACACATACTTCGAGGATACCAAGCAACAAGTTCCCATAACACTGGCAGTTGTTATATTCCTTACAACGACTGGAGGTGGGACGAACTGGACAGTTCCAGCAGACTGGAATAATGCTGCTAATACCCTTGAGGGAGTTGGAGGTGGTGCTGGTGGTGGTAGACCAGCACTTGATAGTGGTGTAGGAGGTGGAGGAGGTGGTGGAGCAGGCTACTCAGCAGTATCCAATGAAACCTATACTCCATCAGCTAGTCGAGCCTATACAGTAGGAGCTGCAGGGGCTGGAGCCACCAGCGATAGTTCTAATGGCGGCAATGGAGTTGATACATTTCTGAGGAAGAACGATAATGCAACTAATGCAATACTGGCTAAGGCTGGGTCTGGTGGACAAGCAGGTGGAACAGGTGGCGCTGGAGGGGCTGCAGGGTCAGGTGTTGGCACGACTAAGAATAGTGGAGGAACTGGAGGCAGCTCACCATCTGGGGGGGGAGGTGGCGGAGGAGGTGGTAGTGCAGGACCTAATGGAAATGGGGCCGCTGGTGCAGGTGCTAGTGTAGCTGGTACGGGAGGAGGGGGTGGTGGCGGCGCTAATAATGGGACTGCAGGATCCGCTGGGTCAAGTGCAGCTGGCGGTAATGGAGGTAATGGACGTGGTGGCTCTGGAGGTGGTGCAGGAGGTAATCCAGGCGGTAATGCCACAGCTAATACTGGCGGCGGAGGCGGTGGTGGGGATGGAAGTAGTGGAGGAGATGGGGCCGCTGCTGGGACAGGCGCTAGGGATAATATAACTGGTTGGGTTCAGACATCGGACTCGGCCCAGGCTGGCCCCTCTGGTGGAGGAGGTGGTGGTGGTGCTACTGAATTGATCCTTGGAAATGGTGGTGCAGGGGGTGCATCAACTATAGGATATGGTGGTGGAGGTGGAGGCGGAGGCAGTACTATTGTTTCAGGTAGTGCAACTGGAAATGGAGGTAATGGACGACAAGGCATTATAGTCATTACTTATACACCGAGTGCTGGTGGTGGACCATTCTTTAGGGCTCAAATCATATGATAGGTGGCTTCATAGGAATTGGCATTGGCCTTCCCCTGATCGATGTGGAGGAGATTGTGGCAGTCCTACCTCCACAGAAAGAAACCATCGTGAGGCGGCGATGGCTAGACCGCGTTCGCTTTGACTTTGTTATCAAGGTAGAGTGATGAACAGGGACGAGAAAGAGCAACTGCTGGCATTAGCTGAGGAGCTTGCGGCTAGGAGGGAGCAAGACCCTCTCCAGTCATATCATCTGCATGAGAAACAGCGTGCTTTTGTCAACAGCGTGCTGTATATGAAGGCCAAAGAGAACTGGTTCATAGCTGCCAACAGATCTGGAAAGTCGGATGCCGGCGCCTATACCGGGGCGACACTAGCCCGTTTCGGCGTGCAAAGCACAAAGGTGCAGCCTGGAAGGGTCCAGGTAATGGACCGAGCGACCTCAGGGTGGGTGTCGGCACTCGACTTTCCTACATCTAGGGATGTGATCCAACCTAAGTACTTCGATAATGGCTTTGTGCCTCCAGGTCAGGTTCACAGGCCCTTTATCCCCCCTCATGAGATTGAGCAATGGAGGGTGGATGATCAGATCCTAAAACTGAAGAATGGCTCGATTATAGGCTTCAAATCGGCTGACTCAGGGCGCAAGAAGTACCAGGGCTCTGAGAAAGACTGGTTTCATATGGATGAGGAGCATCCTTGGGATATCTATGAGGAAGCTGTCATTAGGATTGGAGCCAGGCCTCTGCTGTTCTTCTGCACTGCCACTATCCTACCACCTGAGGGAACTGGCTCCACTGTTAGTTGGGTCTTTCCCAAGATCATTCAGCCCTTCCAGGCAGGATCACTGCCTCATGTAGCTGTGTTTGGCGCCTCGATCTATGACAATCCAGGCATTGCACGGAGTGAGATAGCTAGGCTTGAGTCCATCTATCCGCAGGGCAGCCTAAGCCGGCGCATCCGCCTTGAAGGTGAGTGGCTGCCAGGTATTGGTGGCTCGAGAGCCTATGTGGGCTTCGAGAGGCCGCTGCATGTTAGGGAACAGCCCCCTATGAACCTTATGCGGCCAATTGTCTGGACATGGGACTTCAATGTAGAACCTATGGTAAGTCTCATTGGCCAGGTTGACCGCGACGTGTATCGAGTATATGGTGAGCTGGTGATGGACAGTGCTTCTATCCCCGAGATGTGTGAGCTATTCTATGCCAAATATCCAAGACATCGAGCGGAAATATGGATCTATGGAGATGCCAGCGCTAATCGACGCACAGGCCAAACTGGTAAGTCAGATTACTATATCGTACAACAAGAAATGCGCTCCTACAATGTCCCAGTTAGATTGCGAGTACCACCTGAAAATCCTAAGATCGCTGATCGAGTTAATGCAGTTAATCGACTATGTAAGGACGAGACTGGCCGCATTAGACTCCAAATCGATGCCTCGTGCATCGAGCTTATCGCTGACCTCGAGGGAGTTATGCGAGATCAAAAGGGCGGCATCTTGAAATCGAGGAATAGGAAGGACCCATACTTCAGACGTACGCATACAAGCGATGCGCTGGGTTACTGGTTGGCTTATGAGGAGCCAGTGAGACCACCTAGCGATGCAATCAGGAGCGTACCTGCAATAGGACAACCTGGCTATGCGTTCGCGAGAAGATAGTGAGGAAACGCAGAAGAGGGTAGGCCGCAAAGCACTGAAGACAGAGTTATGCAGGATATGTGGCGTACCCTTAATGACCACGGCCGAAGTTAGGTTGGGAGTGCATGTAGATTGTGTGCATAAATCACAACTTCGGCAGCGCAAACTGAGCATGTTAAGGCCCAGCTATGGCAATCGCAGATAGAGAACCAGGCCACGATGTACCTGTCGATGGACCAGAGCTGACGGTTATAGATGCTGTCCGGCGCTGCTTCCATGAGGCCGAGGACGCTAAGACTGAGCGACTTCGCAGGAATAGGCTCAATCGAGATGTTTTCTTTGGACGGCAAGATTGGAGCCACAAGCAGGAAGGGCAAAGCACTGAGTTCCTACCTAAGGTTCCTGTTGCGGTTGAGCAAATGGGGGCCTTTATCAAGCGTGGGCTCATTCAGTTTGGGGACTGGTTCTCAGTGGAGGTGGATCGGCAGATAAGTAATATTGTTACTGGAGGACATGTTAGGGCGCTGCTGAAATGCTTCCTTAACGACTTGTGGTCCAGGAATAATGTCATTCAGAAACTTCCCACTGTCCTGTCGGATGGCGTAAAGGTGGGGATGTTAGAAAGTTTGATTATCCTAAAAATACATGGTGGGATGATGCCTACTCGCACGTTCAACTTTGAGCGTGGCGAGTCAAGGGATCAAGACAAACTGGAGATGTCTGACACTAAAGAATGGCGGCTCCGCATCGACCTTGTAAGGCCCGAAGATTACTATCCTGATCCCACTGGCAATGGGCTCTATGAGATACATAGGGTCGAGCGTGACCTTCATGAGGTTATGGAGGCGGCTGAAGAGGGCATGTATGATATGGCTGCAGTTAAGCAGCTAATCGATACTGACTACCCACGGCCGATGGATGAGAAGAGGACAGATAGGGATCGAAACCAGCCTGAGACTACATCGCCAGCCTTCCGAAAGAGAGTCGTTTTGGATGAGTTTTGGGGTACACTGCTTAATGCAGATGGCACTATAGCGCATAGGAACTGCGTATGTACAATAGCAAATGATCAATTCCTTATCCGCAAGCCAGAGAACAATCCGTTTTGGCATCAGGAGAGTCCCTTTGTAGCTGCGCCACTGATTAGGGTGCCTTTCAGTGTATGGCATAAGGCTCTGTATGACCATGCTAGCGATCTCAATATCTCGCTGAATGAGTTGTTCAACCTGATCTTGGATGGTGGCATATCGGCAGTTTGGGGCATTAAGCAGTTGCGGCTTGAGGATCTTGAGGACCCTGGTCAGGTGGCTGGCGGCGTTAAGCAGGGCATGACACTGGCTGTTAAGCAGACCCTACCCCACAATGCCCATGTCCTAGAGACAGTGGCGACTGGCAACGTACCTAATGATGCCATGCTAGTGTTTGAGGCCCTCCAGAGAGAGTTTACACAGGCCTCTCTGACCAATGAGTTGAAGCTGGGTCAGATGCCTGCCAAGAGGGTGCTGGCTACTGAGATTGTTGAAGCCTCACAAAGCCAAGCAGTTACGTTGGATGGAATAGTCGCGGACTTGGAGATATGTGTCATTCAGGAAGTGCTTAGGAAGTCCTGGTTGACCATTCTTCAGAACATGGACTCAGTGCCGGACCATGCCCTAACCAGCGTAACGGACAGGCAAGTCGCTCTATTGATGCAGCGCGCTAGTCCCGAGGAGCGATTTGCCTTGTTCGCTGGCCGAGCACAGTTTAGATGCTTTGGCCTCAGTGCTACTATGGCCAGAGCTTTGGACTTCCAGAAGTTGATGAGCCTTCAACAAGCTATCATGCAGAACCCCATGCTATTTCAGGCCTTTATGCGGCGGTTCAGCCCCGAGAAGACCTTGACTCACATCATGCGTACTCTTAATGTTAACCCGGATGACATTCAGCGAGACCTTGAAGAGCAAGCACAGGTAGATGCTGAAATGCAACGCACAGCGCAAGCTGCTGCAATGCTGGGGCCGCAAGGCCAACAGGGGGCCTCGGCGCCAGGTGCGGGCGGAGGGGGAGCACCACTCGGGGGAGGTTCTGAGGTCCCCGCCCAGATCAACCAAGGCACTAACCCAATGACAGGACTAACACCAAATGGCTAAGAAGAAGCGGAAGAAGAAGAGGAGGTACTGATGAAGAACGCCGGCGCAAGTAGGCGTAACCAAAATCATGCCTTTCACAAACGTGCTAATGTGAAGGTGAATGGCAACTTTGCCGTCTACACAGGTGGTATGAACATTGGCAAGGATGCCACCAACTCCATGGCTACGAGTATGACCAAGGAGTACAGCAAATCTGCATCATGCATGGCTGAGGGATATCGTGGCAGCAAGCGAAGCAAATCTTATTGAAGACCTAATCCACAACGCTAATGCCTCTGGGCAGCGAATGCTCGAGAGGCGTATGTCGGAACTGGCGATCTGGTTCTATAAGAACAAGGGCCGCATCCCTAGCGATAACCTAGCGGGTCGCCAAGCCTTCCTTGAGAAAGCATTCTGGATACAATTAGAGATCATGGCCCTACTTGCAGAGCGCTGCCAAGAGGTAGAGGCTATGAGGCGAGGGCAGTCGATGCTATGGCTGCCTCGAGGTATTGAAGTCAATGGGAGTGTGAAGGAATTTGGCTAATCCTAGAAATCTTGAGCTAATGGATCGTGCCAGGGAAGCTAGCGTCATTGAGGCGGCTGTTGGCCCCTATGTGCAGGAGAGAATTAGTAGGATTGTGCAGCAACTCGTTGCGCACTATAGAGGTGGCCAGGCTACTCATGATCTTATGCTAGGTGGAATAGCAGGCATATCCGAACTGATGGGGATGATGAGCGATCTGGAGAACAAGCAACAGCAGGGTGTTGTTGCTTCAAATAGGGAGATGAGTGGTGATCCTGCCGCGCGAACGTCCTGAAGACGAAGATGATGATGCTGTCGGTGGTTTTCCTGAAGATGGCGACCCCCTCGAATTGGGTAATGAGGGAGATGAAACACCTCCAGCAGCGCGCAAGAAAGAGGAGGATGATCCTCTAGCAGGCTTGCAGCGCCAGATTGAGGCTCTGCAGCGTGATAATGAGTCGCTGAAGCGCCAGCTTCCGCCAGCCACAGCCAAGCCAGTAGTTGAGACTAAGAAGGACGAGACGGACTGGAACAATCTGCTGTTCACTGATCCTGCGGGAGCGGTTGCAAAGATCAAACAGGAGGCCAAGGAAGAGGCCACCCGCGAACTGACTCAGAACTACAATAAGGCTGAGTCGTCCAAGGCCTTCTGGCGTAAGTTCTATGCCAAGAATAAGGACTTGAGGGGCGACCATGACCTAGTTGAGGTCACCCTAAATAGCAACTTGTCCACCCTCGCTAATGTTGAGGTTGATACGGCAATGGAGCGCCTCGCGGACTTGACGCGGCAGCGCATTTTGCGTTACACAGGGAGTGCATCGTCCAATCGGGGCAAGAAGGCAAGGGCGGAAGGATCTGAACCTCCAACTCCTAAGAAACAGGAAGAGGAAGTAGATGAGCCTGTACGCTTAAGCGACATTATTAAGGCTCGGCGAGCAAAGCGAGCCTCGGCGGCGTGAGGAGACTACGATGGCTCAGTTCACTTGGACCTTTGATGCCCCGACAGGCACCTACAAGAACCATAGGCTGTCGGCCAAACTGTGGGACGCTGCAGTACAAAACAGCGTCTTTGTAGATCACACCCGTCCTGTAGATGGCTACGGCAGAAATGCCGGTGAAAGTGTGACCCTGGTTCGAGTGAGGAATATCACCGAACCTACCTCGGCGGACCTTGATGAGAGTATGCGCATCCCCGAGGATGAGTTCGATCTCAGCACCAGGCAGATCACTGTCAAGGAGCTGGGTAGGTCGGTTCCATTCACCAACCTGGCAAACGATCTCTCGAAGTATGATGTCGAGAACCCAATCCAACGCAAGCTGCGGGACCAGTTGAGACTGGTCATGGATACCAAGTGCTCGGTAGCTTTCAAGAGTGCCCAGGTCAAGTATGTGCCCACCGGCGCTGCTTCCAATAACATCACTACCAATGGCACACCTGGTGCAGCAGCTACTTCGAACATGAATTTCTTCCATGTGGAGGAGATAAGGGACTACATGTTCGACACTATCCATGTACCTCCTGTAGAGGGTGACAACTACGTTGGCATCTTCCGCACCTTGGGGCTGCGAGGCCTTAAGCGCGATACCAAGTGGGAGGAGTGGCACAAGTACACTGATCCCCAGGCAAAGTATACTGGAGAGGTGGGCCAGATCGAAGGCATCCGCTTCATCGAGACTAACCATGCCCGCGCCCTTGGGAAGATTGGCACTGCTTCAGTGCTTGGTGAGGGAGTCGTGTTTGGTGAGGATGGTGTTGTCCTTGCTGAGGCGATGACCCCTGAGCTAAGGGCGGCGATCCCCGGTGACTTTGGCCGGTCCAAGGCAGTGGCGTGGTACGGCATCCTGGAGTTTGGTATCGTCTGGGATACGGGCAACGCTGGCGAGGCCCGCATAGTCCACGTCTCCAGCACCTAATCGGAGGCCGCAATGGCTTATACGCATCAACAGGTTGAACAGCAGCTGGCTGTGGCAGTGTCAGTTGCTACCGCCGATCCTCTGGCAGGTGCTAGGTGGTTTCCTGGCTATCAGAAGATCAAGTGTAGGGCCATCTGGGCGGTTGTGACCACTCAGATTGCCACAGCCACTCTGACACTCACATTTAAGTTCCGTCCCACACCTGGGTCGGCATCAGGTGAGATTGTCATTGGCACACTTACCCTCCCCGTAGGTGCACTTGTCGGGAAGAGTTACTACAAAGATGTGGCTCTTTTCGACATTCCTTGTCCACCAGGTGGCGAGGTGGTTGTCCAAGCGGCAGGTGGTGCGACTGGCAACGCTACGGTTGGCATCAACTATGAGCCGACTTGGGAGAACCCTGACAACAACGCTAACATGATCCTGAGTGCCTAATGTCATTCACCCTCAAGGTTCATGACTACAAGCGGCGCAGGGACGGCAACCAGGCCGTCCTTGTGCGTGTTCAGCCCTATGTTCGCCTCAAGAATGGCGAGGAAAGTCCCCCTATCTTTGTCCAATCGGGCAAGTTTTGGGCTGAAGGGGGCGATGAGATCGATGAGGATGATCTGCCGGATTGGGTCGCTGGCGAGATAGCCAAGATGAGCAAGACGGCCAAGCGTGAGGCAGGCCTCGAGGTAGAATGAGCATAGCGGTTACATCTACCTTCGTTGAAGAAGGTATAATGGCCTTCGAGTGGGCCGGCATTCTCAACGCTGAGAACGGCAATCCTATACAGGCAGCTAAGTGGCCTACAAAGGCAGTTCATGTCAGTGGTACACTGGGAGTTGGCGGCTCTGTATCGATCCAAGGATCTAACGACGGGTCAAACTGGGTGATCCTGAGAGATAGCCTTGGTGTAGCGCTGACCTTTACTGCTGTGCCTGGCCTCCGAGACATCATGGAGAACCCCCAGTTTATCAGGGCGGTTGTAACTGCAGGGGACGGAACTACCAACTTCAAGGTCAGGATAATTGCCTCTTAGCAATGCCAGAGAACTTAAGGAAGATGTGCTATTCCGAGCTTCTGAACCGCTAAGCGGCTCGGGATGGAACAGTAAAGTTATGGACTATATGAATAGGGTCTACCGGACCCTATGCACTGGGGCCTCCGAGTTTCTGCCTGAGTATACTGAAGATTGGTGGTGGATGCGTAGGACGGATAACCTCCTCCTAGACCCATCCTACAACACTGGTACAGTGGCTGTTACAGCAGCATCCCCCACCATCACTTTTTCAGCCCCTCCAGCTCAGAGCATGGTTGGTAGGAGGATACGCTTCAGGGAACATCCCGATGTGTTTGTGATTGCCTCCCACACAGGTGGGGTGGCCGCCGCTACGTTGGATCAGCCCTATACAGGTTCGACCAATAGTGCTCTGTTGTTCGACTGCATGAAGACAATCTACACGTTGTCAGCATCAGTTCAGGTGTTGATGAGTCCTATTGTAGCCTTTAGAGGGACGGAGCGTATCTATGGACTTTCACCTGAGAGAATGGACGAGCTATGGCCGCTTCCCAGACTACGAACCGGAGCCCCCGAGGCTTTTGCCTTGGAGAACGAGACAACTGTCAGGTTTAGCCATGGTGGCCGTAATGACGGCGTTACTATGCGTGTTGAGTATCGTTATCGCCCTATAGTAGCGGACCTCACCGATAGCATCTCAAGCATACCTCTTGTCCCTGCCCAGTGGATGCATCTGATAGCAGATATGGCTCTAGTGTATGTACTGCTGGACAAGAATGATGACAGAAGCAACGCAGCGGCCTTGGGAGCCCGCACCGGCCTATCAGCTATGCTCAAAGAGAATAGGCGGCGGGGCAACAAGGTAGATCAACATGCAGGTCATATATTCACTAGACCTGCAAATAGATGGCTGCGGCACCAGACTGATGAGTAGTTATGGCGTACAGAGGCAATACTGCCAGACTTCCGGTTGGTGCTCAGGGGTTCACGGGCACTAAGAACCCCAGCCAGGCTGGCCCTGGCCATCTTACCTTTACCGATGGCGCTGAGTTAGATGCTAACATCATCCGAAAAGAGGGTGGTGCTCAGAAGCTTAACTCATCGAGCATGGCGGCAGTGGTGGTCAGCGGCATCAGCTGGGACCCTACTGCAGGCGTTCATCATGATGTAGTATTCCTCAGTACTGGGGCAGTCAAGCGCGACACTGGCGCTGGCACATTCCCAGATACACTCGTTAGTGGGCTGACTAACGTGAGAGAGCCACCTCCATACTTTGTAGCGGCAGGTGGTGAAACTATTGGAGGCTCTAGGAA